TACATTCTCTAATACTTTTTTTTCACTATCTATAACTGCATTTGTTTCAAATAAGTTTATGTCAGCAGTTGCACCTGAATAAGGTGTAACTTGTGTATCGCAAGTATTTGCAGAAGTTTTAAATGTATCGTAATTAGTTTCAAAGGCATCATTAGGTAATCCTTTTCCATATCTGCTATTTCTTAAATAATCTAAAAGAACTAATGATGAGTTTGCAGAATAAGCCCAAGTCGTTGGGTCATCTTGTCTATGTGAACCAGAACCACCTTTAGTTGTGTCTAATCTAGGGTCATAAATCTTTTTACCTCTTACAGTTACTCTAACTTCTGGTAAGCCATTAAAAGCATCTTGATTCCATTTAAACCTTAAAGCAACATAAGCAAGACCAGATAGTTTATGATCTGAAGTCCAATTAGTAGTCTCATCAAGTAAAGAAGAAGCTGATTGATTGTCTAATCCAAAAAATGATTGAATAGATATTAAAGATTCTCCATCTTTATAGAAGTTAGTATCTCCACTAGATACACCTCTTATTGTTCCATCAGATAATGCACCATCAAATGTTACAAGTTTATCATCAACGTAAACTTCATCTATTGCAGTTATTCCTGCACCACCACCTTCGCATAATATTCCTGCTACATAAAGATATTGATTATCAGCACCAGAACTTTCAACAAATACTCTAATTAATCCTACTTGTCTTTTACCATAAACAACAGGAATAGGATTGTTGTTAGAATCTTTATTTACTAATGTTCCTTTAGCTTCGTCTTGCGAATTAAATCTAGGTGCTTTTGGTTTCGGTGCAATTAAATAACTGATTGCTGTTGTGATGATAGTAGTTATAATCGCTGTAATAATAGGGGGGCTCATATATGAAACTCTCTTTTAAATTTTTCTGATCTTCTATAAATGTTAAACTTATCATCTGCTCTAATCCACTTAACAGATTCATTAACTTCAATCTTATCTCTAAAGTAATCTTTAACCCATCTCATAATTTCTTTTGCATGGCTTTTTGCAAGTATTTGCATAACCCAAATATTATTTCCACAATTCCATTCATTATCTTTTAGTCTTAAAGATAGTTTAAATCTTTGTTCAACATTATCGCTTAGGTAAGCCCAATTAGTAAAACCAACATCTTGATTTCCTACTCTATGAATTTGGTATTGATCTAAATTAACTGATGGAGTTATCATTTTAGTTAATTCTTTGTATGTAAATTTATCATATTGTTTAAACTGTCTATAAAGATGTATAATTCTATACAAGTCATTCATTAAGCTGAACCCCACTTAATCTTTTGTGCTGTCTTACTTGCAAACTCCATACCTTTATCATTAGGAAAATAAAGCTTCTGTGAGTTCTCAGCAGTTCTTCTTCCTGAAGTCTTTTCAAAATCTGCCCAATGAGAAGTTATAATTACATTGATTGAAGATGTAGTAGCATTTTCTTCAAGAGCAAAGTTAGATATTCTTCCATCAAATAAAAGAAATGGGTCAGCTATTAGTGCCTGACTATCATTTAAAAAACCTCTATAAACTTTTGCAGGTTTGTTCATGTAGTTGTTGTTTAATAATAAAGAAATTATTGTTGTATCTGCACCTGAGAATTTAAGTGTTAATGAGTTTACTGCAACATCAGCAGTTTCTTGAACTTCAGAACTACCTAAGAATAATGATGAAGCTGTATAAGTGTTTCCGTCAAAGGTTAAATCTTTATAATGATCTGTGTAATATGTTCCTGTGCTTATACCTAGATAAACAAGTTCTACTGGATTAAGTTTGTTAGTGGCTATTTCTGCAATTACTCCAGCAGTTAATGATCTTGTCATTACAGTACCTCTATTAAATCAATTTCGTATTGGAAATAGTTTTCTGTACCGATAGTAAATTCTTGAATATCTCCTGTAAGTCCAACTGTAAAATCTACATTGTCATAAATGATTACTGCATTGTCAGCTACGTTTGCTCTTAATGGTGGTTCAAAAGTTAATGTTCCTGCACCAGAACCATTTGAATCAACATCAGCTACGCACATATAAACTTTTGCTTGTCCAGTAAATCTAAAGAAGTCTCCAGCTTTAAGTACACCCATTAAACTGTTTCCCATACCATCTATTGAGCAAGTAGTAACACCAGCACTAATAGCACCAGCAACAGATATAACTGTACTAGCAGAACCTTGTGCATCATCAATAGTTGGTGGAGTATATTGGAATGATTCCATTTGTGATCTTTGTTTCATTATAAAAGCAAGTATCGGTGCAAACTCACTTCTACTCATAACTGGAAATCTAAGTCTTAATCTAAATTTTTGTCCATCAATTTGTCTTGCTTGTCGTCTGCCAGAAGCAGTTGTAGTTACAATAGTGTTCTGATTAGAACTAATTGCTACATCTCTAGGTGCTGGACTTGTTGGGAATGTTCCACTCATACTACGTTAGATTTTCCTTTTTGATTAGCACCCTGATTAACTAAGTTAATTATGGTTGCTCTATTATCAATTAATAATTCTTTAATACCTCTAACATCATTTGCTTGAATATTAAAATTAATATTCATTCCACTTGCACCCATATCGTGATTAGGCACAATAGTTCCACTTGTTGAAGGTACAAATAACTCTCTACCTCTTTCTCCGACTACTGCTGGTTGTCCTGCTTGTAAAGCCCCACCTTCTGCCATAAATAAAAATTTACCTATTTCAAATAGCATTTGTGCTTCTGAATTTCCACCACCTGAACCACCACTAAAAGATTGACGTTGTTTTAATAATTCATTTTGTTTAGCTATTTCTGCTGTGGTTAATATTTGAATACCATAATTAGCTGAGTTAATTCCAAATATATCTAATGAAGTTCCTCTAAGTTCTTTTGAACTATTATTTGCTTCATCAACTGGTAATCCTAATGCTTCAAATAATTTTTTTAATACATAAGTTCTAATTATAAGTTCTGTTATTGTAGCAATCATATTAATAGCAGTTTCTTGAACAAATTTTCTAAATGTTTCTTCTAAACCTTTTCCTAATACTATTGACTCTGCTATACCTCTTGAAAATGCTTTAATGCCTTTGTCTAAACTTTCTGCAACTAGTTTAGATACAGATTCAAGATCAGTAAATGCCTTTTCAAGATTTTTAATACTGTCTAAATTTTTTTGTGCTACGTTTCCTAACACACCTAAAAAACTTAATTGTTCTTTATTTGATTCTTTTGTGTATTTTAATATGTCTTGCCAAGTTTTAGGAATTGAATCTAATAATTGTGAGGTATCGTCTAAAGCATCATTTAGAGTTTCAATTTCATCAGTTGTATGTCCAAATTTTTTTCTAAAATCTTCAACAGAAACTACAAATCCTGCAATCAATCCTAATAAAAGAAATAATCTATTTTTACTTGCGTCTTTGTCTAATTTTCTTAAAGTAACTCCTAAAGCTTCAAATGCAGTAACAAGTTCATAAATATATTGACCAGCTTTTAATCCTACAAAAGAAAAAAATAGATTAACAAATATTTCAAAGTTATCTTTGACAAAAACTACTGCGTTCCCTAATGCAATAACAGCTTTGCCAAGTATTTCTCCAATATTTTTTGCTAAATCATCTATTGCTTTATTGTTCTTATTTAGGAATATTTCCAAATCACCCAATTCTCTAGTTAATGAATCAAAAAATCCTCGTGCTATTGTTATTTGAAATTGTTTAAATCTATTATCTAAAGCAATTAAAGTTCCAGTTAATCCATCTTTTAATTCTTGGTTTGCTTTACCAAAAACTCCACCTGCACCAAAGTTTCTTTCTAATGATCTACCAACACCTTCAAAAGATTTATCAGCAAATTCTCCAAAACCTTTTAACGACTTAATTCCTCTGTCTTGAAATAGTCTTGCAGAATCTATGCCTTTTAATAAAGATTTAGCTACTTGATCTGATGCTTCAACAAAACTTATTTTAAAAAAAGCAGATGCGTTACTAGCTATTTCTAAATTTTTAGCTAATTCTTCTGGTGATTTAGAAACTGCAAGTAAATCGTTTGATGCTTGAAATACATCTAATAAAGGTATCTTTGCACTAATAGCAAATCTACTTAATTGGTCAAATGCTTGGCTTCCACCAAAACCAGCTTTTGCTAGTTGGTTTAATCTTGAATTTAAATTATCAGCTTCTCTACCGATATTAACTAAAGACCTAACAGCTACACCAGCACCTAAACCTATTAAAGCATTTCTAACATTAAATATTGAGTTTTTAACTTGTGTGAAAGCTTTAGAAGCATTATCAATCGCATTAAGTTTTATATTTAGTTGCTGATCTGCCATATTGTTGTTTCTCTTTTTCTGCCTTCACTTTAAAGTAAGCTATCCAATAATAAAATTCATCTTGTGTAAAACACAAGACTTCTTCCATACTAAGTTTTAACTCTTGACCCAAAGCAAGTATGGAATACAACTCAGAATCAAATCTTACTTTTTTTCAGCTTCCTCGTAAGAAACACCAGATAACATTTCTGTTGCTACTCTAGCTATAACATTTGCATCAGCATTATTCAATAATGTTAGCTTGTCATCTAGCTTAAATATTTTATTTCCTTCTGAGTCTTTTGCTTTTAAAACGATTGCATCTACTAATACTCCTAGATCATCATTCTTAGCACCTTTAAATAGGTTTCTTTTTTCACCAAGTGTAAATGGTGAGCAATATATTATTAAAGGTTTGCCTTCCTCGCCCCACTCAGCAACCTCAATCTTTTTTATGCCTAAAGATTCAAATTGTGCCTTCACTCTATCTATTACGTTCATATCTTCCTTTTCTAATTAATAATTAATTACGCAGTTCCAAGTGTTATTGCACCTGTTCCTGTAAATGTTATTTCAGCTTCTACCATTCCATCAAAAGATGCTGATATGTTACTACCAGTTATGATTGCATCACCATAGTAATACTTGTCGCCTGAACTTGCACCTTCTGGGTACACTTTCAAAGCTATTGATGTTCCTAGAACTAAAAGTAATTGACCTGCATCAGCTTCATCAAAAAATAATGACGCAGAACCAGACCAACCTTTTAAAGCAGATTTATATGATCTGCTAGTATCTCCCATTGAAGTATCTTCAATAGTGTCAGCAGTTTGTTCTAAAGAGTAACTTCTAAGTTCGCCTACTGTTGTAGTTGCTACTTTGATAGTTCCTTCTGAACCAGTATGAGTTGCCATGTTGTTTTCCTTGTTTAGTTAATATT